TGCTCCCTAGTGAGTCCCTGATTTGCGGGATTCATAAGCTGAGCAATCCGCGCATCAAGATCTTGACGTGGATCGTCTGCACCTAATGCGGGGGTAGACGGGGGGTCTGCGACAGGAGGGCTAGTGTCAGAGCCTGTGGGGGCGGGGGGCTCCGTTTGAGGCGTGGAGCGAGCGAATACTGGGCGGCTGAAATACTCTGCAAAACCCTCATAAGGACTCCGCATGCCGCCATACTCGCGCATCGCTTCCTTCATTACCGCAGAAGCATTTGGCCCAAATAAGGACTCTTGCGTGACAGTGCCCCCTGCTTGCATGCGCGGTGGCGGAAGCCGCATGTCGCGCTGATCAGCGATTCTTTGTCTTGCTCGCCTTCTCGCCATAATCATGTCCATCAAGCTGCCTATGCCCCCTGACGGTAAATTACTTACCACTATCTGATTAAAAGGGCCTGGGCCACTTGAGTGAGGTATTTGTCCTAAATGCACGCCAGTAGGGGGCGGCATGCTTGTAGGCATTCCTTGCTCTATCAATTTTTGTAAAATTCCCACAGGCTTCTCCTGTTACCAATTCTTGCAAGACCAGTAGCTGGCCGCAAAAACATCTTTCTTCTTCTCTACCGCGTCACAGTTGTGACGGGCTCGAAAATTCTTACGGCGCCCTGGCTGATCTTTTTTGATCGTCATGTTGGGATCGCCATATCTCACAATTTTGACCTGGTCCCCTTTCTTTGCGAGAACCTTAAACTTCTTGTTTCCCCCAGGCGTCCTTACCTGTTTGTTATAACCAGGGAAGCGCTCGCCTCGATAAACAAGCGAGCCTCCCTTAGTCCGCTTAACGTCTTTAACATCAGCCATAGCTTTTGATCAATTCGAGAATGATCATGTAACTATCACCACTTGAGTGGCCCACGGTTGTAAAATCCAGGTCTCCGGTTTTTCCAGAGCCCGCGTTATTTGGGATGCCAGAAAAGTTGGAGTAATCATGGTGCCCGTTTGAGTTTTCGGACAGGCCAATTGCCAAAACATTGCTTGACGCATCAAACTCAATCTTCACTGACATACCCGTGCACTGCCACCAGATCTTGTTGATCGTGACAGCGGTGCAAGCCTCTCCGCGAGTGTTGCTCTCCAAAGCAGATACATCCACTTTTTTAACAGCGGACTCGCCGGTGCCATCACTGGCGTTGGTAAATTTCAAGACGGCTTTACGTTCACCGTCTTGAATCGTTTGAGATGTGACAGCGTCTGCCATTGTAGATCTCCTTAATTAGAGCTCTGTATTAGCAGTGCGCTCTTTCATGGCCGTAATGTAATCGACCGTGAGTACCTTTGCAGCGGCTGCGCCGTTCTGGATGCCGAAAGAAACCGTCAACTCTTCATCGTCTGGCGCGTTGGTGGACGCCACAGTGCCAACCTCTGCGTTGTTTTGGTAGACGTGGAACTTCTGGCCCTTGGGGTCATACATGAAGCCCACAGTCATAAACGTATCGTCGGCCATCGCAGTCGGTAGGTCTAGGGTGCTCTGAGTGCCGTCTTTTTCCACGATAAAAGTGAGTGTGGTAGAGCCATCGGTAAGCAGAAAGAAAATGCCATCGCTCACATCTAGCGGGCTGGTGTCTGTAATCTGCAATCCCATAACGACGTCAGAGGCATCAGCGTCTGAGGTCTTGAAGCGTGCGTTAAAAGCCAGCTGCTTCCCGGCCTCGTATTTGAAGCCTTCTTTAGTCAGCTGCAGGAAATCGTTGTCGTTGTCGGCATCGTCGTTGGTGATCACTAACAAGCCGCCGTCACCATCGCCCAGCGCTTCTGAAGCGTTGCCCGAGCCACCCTCGGTGGTGGTGATTGTCCAATCCGACGCTAGATAGGTGTCGAAGTCGTTGTGATAAACGTGGTATTTAGCTGGTGCCGGCATTTTTGCGCGGCCCAGGGTGCTGCCAGCTCCGACGTTGGTGACGCCAGAAGTAAAGTGAGTAGTCATTACAGTTCTCCTTTGAACCAGTCACCGCACCATGCGGGGACCATAAGACCTTTGCAGTGTATCAATACAGAGAATAAAAAAAAGGGGCCGAAGCCCCTTCTCGGAGAAAACTCTCCTTTACGCACCTTGTGAGCCATATGCCCCGCGGGGGTCTGACACGCCAAAAGAGTATCGCTCGCGGGCACGGTAGCGCACGTTATCAGTGCTGAAGTCAGGCTCCATCGAGGTTTCCATAGGAGTCCTCTGAAACATCTTCAGACCTTCGCCTGCTTCAGTGACCGAAGTCAAAATGAAGTAAGCATCAGGATCACTGAGGTAGTGATTTACCGTGTAGCCACCAGGCAGCACGCCGGTGTTGCGGATTGCGTTGATGTCGTTGTCCGCAGTTCCTGATCTCAGAGTAGAGTTCAAGATACGGTCAGCAACAAACACAAGCTGCGGCGGGACAACCAGCTTAGTAGCTCTCACAGAAATGGTAAGACCGCGATCATCAGTAAACGTGCTGATGTCAATCAATGCGTCCTCCAGAGAGGTCTCATTGAGGTCTGCCATAGTGACAGCACGATTAGCTAATGTGCCGCCACCTGAGAGCGGATGCGCAGTGGAGAACAGCGGCTGACCATCGCCAATAGCAAAGCTACTGTTGAAGCCGTTGTTCAGTACGTCTGCACCCTTAACTTCCTTGGTGTTCGCCATTGAATGCGCAAGCGCCTTCGTATAACGACGTCCCAGGGAGTCGTACAGGTTGTCCTCAATTGCTTCAGAGGTAAGACTAAATGCCAAAGCAATCGTATCGTGCGTATAACGGGCAGTGAAACCTTCCGTCGCCGTGTCAAATGCAACACCAGCTCCTTCCGTTTTCACGGGCGCACTTCCAAACCCGCTAATCAATACCTCTTCCTCGAAGGCGCGCTCACTATCTTCGATAGCAAAGATGGCCTCATACTGGTTGGGGTATAAATCGTAAGAAAGCCCAAAGAGGGCGTTCAATCCTGGCTCCAATTCTTTCGCTAGTTGCGCTCTAGAAATCGCCATGAGTCAGCCTCCTTTAAGCTAAGCCAGCGCCTTTCACACCCATGATGTGGTTTTGAATAACCACCATCACATTGGTGTTGGCACTTGCAACGTCAGAGTTATCGGGATCCTGAGAGATATCAATGGCCTTGAGCGGCAACGTCGTAGTTGTAGCACCCGTCGTTACGTCCAATTCCATGTTCGATCTGCCAGAGGTTGTATCGCCTGTCGTTGACTGATCCACGATGTCGAAATTGCCGAACAGGTCAGCCACCGGGAAGGTGTCATCACACTGGCACTCGAAAACTACATTAGGGTCATCAATGATAAAAGCGATGATGTCATCCGCGGCTATCGCGCCGGGATAATGATTTGCAAAAACCGTCTCTTTGCTGGTCGGGTCCGTGTACTGTACGCCGTTAAAAACGCCGACAACAGGTACAGTGGAAGAAGCCGCGGCTCGAGAAACAGTGCCACCAGTGAGCTGCTTGACCAAGTCGCCTTGGAAAATAGCACCACTCTGGTTGTTTGCGATTCGATACCGTGATTGCCCTCCACTAAACGGAGCGCCACCCATCATTCGAGCAGGTCGTAAGCCAAACGCAGCGTCTTTATTCGCCATGTCTTTCTCCTATTTACTGCTTGCCAAAGGTGACGGAACTGCTCCTGCTTGGATCAAATTTCACATAGCGACCATCTCGCGCAGCTTCATTAAAGACGTTGTTATCCAGCGCCTCTATTGCTTCCACGTTTTTCTGGGCGTAATGATCATTACGCTCATCGACGGTATCTTGTGGCATTTTCGCCAAAAGCAGTCCCTCGTTGTGGACCACCCCTGCGTGCCGGCCGCTTTCTAGTGCCGGAAACAATGGACGAAGCTCAGCAGGCAAATCAGTAGACTTCACTAATTCCCAGCCTTCTCGCAGCCTACGGCTGACATTTGCTGCATCCATATCTCCAAGCATACTCTCGCGAATCCACCGATACACAAATCCTGGTGGCGCCGGGGGAGCTTCTAGTTTGCGAACTGGCCTCCAGGGCTGTCTGCGGGACTGTTTATCGTGCGTCCCAGAGTCACGACTCGAACGTGTGTTTTTCGCTTCTGCCATCATCGCTGTCCTCTTGACTGAATTTTCAGCTTTTCTTTCGCCGCAAGTTTTAAGAAGTCATTCAACTCCATGTTGTGCGGCTTAAGAGACTTAAGGCGAGCGAGCTCGCTTTCCGAAAAACCAACACTGTTCTTCTCGGCTCGTGTTTGTGGCCGACCACTTGAAGTGGCTGACGCAACCCTTTGCACGGTGGGCTGCACGTCTTCTTCCGCGACCTTGGTTTGAGCTCTACGGCTCTCCACCACATCAGCAAACCTTCTGCTGATGCGTTTATCTAATTCATCATAGTACTCTTCGCTATCAGGCTCAAATCCTTCTTGGATCAAATACTCATTCACTTTGCTCGCGTATTCTGTTGCCTCAATGGTGTCCTGGCTAGAAGCATCACCGTACCAAGGGTTTTTTTTCCACCAAGCTAACGCCTCCGGCGTCGGTTCTGGAGGCGGGATTTGCTGGGGGGCTGGTTGCTGGGCAGGCTGCTGATAGGCTTGATATTGGCTTTGATCCTCAACCGGTTGTTGTGTCGTTTGATATTGCGCCTTAGCGACGTTCAGTTTCTCTTTCTTTATCGCGATATCATTTTTCAGAGTGGTCGCCTTGGACATCAAATCGGCGTCACTTGACTCCACCGCTTTTTTGTAGATGTCATCTACGGACGCCTCTTGCGCTTTTATCTTTTGCTCTTCTGCTTCGAGAGTCGCCTGACTTTGTTTGACAAACAAGCCCTTCATTTGTTGCAGCTCTTGTTCTTTCTGATGCAAAGCGTTTGCGTATTGTTCTATGCGCTGCTCCGCCTCTCGCGCTCTTTGATTCAGCTTGTTGACACGTTTAGAAACATTTTTCGTATGCCGATCTAACTCTTGATCTGGAGCTGGCAAATCATTGGTGATTTCGATCTGAATCTCTTCTTCTGCTGGTACTGCTGCGGTTTGATCGTTCATTACAGACTCACTATGTCATCAGGATTGAGTATGGTGCCAATTACTTCATCATCATTGATGATGCGGATTTCTTCTCCGTCCTCCAGCCTAAACCGGGATCCCGAATAACGGCCAATAAGCACCCATTGCTTTTCGGTGCACCAAGGCTCAGGCCCATATTTTTCCTTGTCGTTAAAACATAAGGGGCCCATCTTTAATACATAGGCCACCACCGTCGCCAAGCTCTCTTGGTCCACGGTGGCTTTTGTAAGATGTATCCCCCCTTTGCTTTTCGGCTGCGCGCGGTAGGGGAGCACCAGCATCCTCCACCCAGCAGGGTCGGGCAGGCGCTCTATTACAGTTTTTTCGAGTAGACTCGGGTCTAATACTAGCTTGTCAGATTCGACATAAGCTTTGTCTGCGAGCATCAGGATTCCTTGAAAAATTGCTTTATCGTTTCTTCGATCAATCCTAGCGCGGTCAGCTCTCCGATTGCAACTTTATACTGCTCCATGTCACGGAGTGCACCCGACATGAGCATTTCGTTGATGAGCTTTTCTCTTTCACGCATGACAGAGCGCACCCGATTCGCTAGGCCGACATCATCCATTAGTCAATCTCGTAAAAAAACAGACCTTTCGTTGCGGCGCCGCCGCCTTTAATTTTTTTGCGAGTGCGCTTTACCTCGCCGCCGCCAGCCATTTTTGCAGTCCTCATGGCGATGGCTACCGCCTGCTTATGAGGTTTACCGCTTTTCATCTCGGTCCTAATGTTGTCGCTGATAGCCTTCTGCGACTTACCTTTTTTCAAGGGCATGATTATCTCCTACACTCTAAAGCCAAATTTTGCCTGCAACTCTAACATTTTGAGATCTGCCTGCTGCGCTAATCTTTGAATCGCAAGATCCATTTTTTCATCGTTGATATCTTTTTGTACACTGAGACGCTCGCGTGCTATTTCTCTTTCGAGCAGTTTTTCTTGAGCTCTAGCGCCTTCTTTAGCGTCGAACTCTCTTGCGTCTTGCTGCATTTCTGCCTCTCGGATATCAAGCTCGCGCTGTCGAATAGCCACCAACGGATCTTCCTCGGATGCCTGGCCTATGCTCAGCAAGAAGTCCTGCGTTAGCTCTGCAAGTATCGGAGACGATATTTGCTCCTGCACCTGCATCACTTGCTGTTGCAGAGGTTGCGCGGCCTCCATCGGTAGCTGCCCCGACATGACCGCCTGCTCGAGCTGGGCCATTTGCTGCTGAAGCTCAGGCGGCAGCTGTTCTGCAGCCATCTCTGTAGCCATAAACTGCAGATGCTGCATGCAGTGCGAAATAATTAGAGCCTGGATCGCGGGCGTTTGTTTGACGATCTCTGTCAAAAACAGAGAGCGGTGAACGTCAATATGCGCCCTATGATTTTGACCGAGGAAAGCTTGTTGTGGCTGACCCGCTAAAAGTCCTGCGTTTTCTATCCCGGCGTCCATTGGCATGGGTTGCGGAGGTGGGGCCGGGGGCTGCAGCAAGCTTTCTACGTTATCGACACCAAGTGCGTTGTACATCCTGCGGTAAGCCTCATATACGCCCTGGGGACCATGCACCTGCGGGTTTGATTGCACCAGCTGCAACAGTTCTTGCGCCATCGTGATGCGCTGGCTTTGTGAAAAAATGTTGGGGTCGCTAACGGGAAACACATCGACACGGCCGTCGAAGTCAGCAGCTTTTATCTCTTGTGGACCGGATCCTGTGGCGTAGGGGTAAGAGGGCGGCAGAAACTCTCCGAACACACGCGCGAGCAGCTGAAACTCAACGCGCTGGCTGTAATGAAGTCGTTTGTGTATCGCGGACATCACTTTGGTCCCGCGCTCCAACAGCGCCACCGTCGTGCCCACCGGCATCGCCTGATTCATGTCGCCCACGTTCATGTCGGCGATGGAAGCAAAACGCTTGCCTGAGTCCACCAGGAGCCCTAGTAGGCTCATCAATACATTGCTGGGTTCTTTGATCGGCAGAGGTATCAGGTTTTCTCGGAGATTGCCGCCGGTGGTGTCGATGTCCCGGAACTCACCGGGCTGCAGTGGCTCGTCCTCATCTCGTATTCGCATGCCCCGCGCCTTGAAGCCCGCCGGCAGATTGGCCAGAGTGCCCGCGTCAATCAGCTGCCGCAATATTGAGGTGCTGGCTTTGGCGATGCCGCCAATCATGTGACTTAGGCCCAAGCCGTAAAACCCGAGGCCGGGCAGAAACTTAAACTGCACAAAATAATTGATCTTGGCTTTGAACGGATCGTCTTCTCTGTAGTTCCGCCTGATCGACAGCACTTTTTGACTGTTCTCATCAATCGTAAGTATGTAAGGCAGCTTAAGTCCCGTTGGCTGTCCATCCGCACCCAAGTCTTCATAACCTGGGAGGTCGAGCACGGTGTGCACTTCATAGATCAGGTGATCCCGACTATTCTGATAACTAGGCTCAATCCCTTCGATAGCGTCTATCTGCTCTTCGATCTCATCCCGATCTTGACCGTAGGGGCCGTCTTTAATCGACACGTCAGAATAGAAACCCGAGAGCTGTAGCTTTCTAATTTCATTCCCAGACATCTCAACGGAGTGGGTTACGCGCTCTGCAGTAAAAATGTCAGTCGCCTCGTAGGGCACAATGAGATCTTGGGGCTGGATAAACTTGCTCGCCGCCTTGTTTTTGGCGGTGTCGTAGTACACCTTTTTGAAGGCACTACCTGCTAACGGCAAGAAAAACAGCATCTGGTCCAACTCTGGATCGTACTCCTCGCAGACGTTGAGCAGATAAAAATTCATAAATTCTGCAATGCGGTCTGCCTGGGCCTCCACCTCTGGCGTGCGGGCGCCTACGATCTCTGTTTTTACTGGGCCCCTTGCGGGCAGCATTTCTTTGTAAGCCTGGGCTTGGAACTGCGTGACGGCCTCTGCGAGTATCGGGTGGATGACTCCGCTGGACCCTTGGAAGGGCGTGCTGCGCATTTCATCAAATTTCATGCCCAAGTACTTGAGCCCGTCAACGTAGGTTTTTTCCCACTCTGCGCGGGATTCTTTGTCGGCTTCGATAGAGGTCAGCAACTCCTTTGCGATCCGCATGAGCTCTATTTCGGAGATGCTATCTGCAAGGTTGGCGTCAAATGGCTCAACAGGTAGAGGAGCGGGTGCTGCGTCAATCTCATCATCGATGAGAATCTCGTCATCCGTGACCAAAACCTCTACGGCCTGGCGCACGAGATCCTCTCGTGTGGGCTCTGGGGTGACCTCCATCGCCCTACCCAAGGGGATTACGTCGGGATCATCTACGCCTTGTCTTTCGATTGCCATTAATAATATACCTGTCTGTCGCGCCGCAGCGGATGCATCTCCATGTTTTCGTCGGACTCCAGCTGCAGAAACCCACCCTGACGAAACCGCATGAGCGCCATCGTGGCTGAATCGCAGTAATCGTCATGGTCGCCAAAAGGAAATGCAGCGAGCTCCTCGATTACCTCTTCTGCGAAAACATGGTCTGGAGCCCACACCATACCACTCTCAAAGATTGGCGCCACACTATTCATTCTGGCGACTTTGTCTTGACCTCGAGACGGGGTGTAGCTTGTCACCGGGATACCCATCCTGCGCAGCTCCTGAGTAAGCGGAGTGCCTGATGCCTTCTGCTCTATAAGCACACAGTCGGGTTCCCAGTATTTATACTCGTCCCACGCCATTTTTTTCAACTCAGGGAAATCCATGCGCACGCGCTTAGCGTCCAACAGAATAATCGCGTCTGGATCACCGTCCCGCGGCTTGAATACGCCCCAGGTTGTGACAGCAGAATAGTCGGCGCTGTCTTTCTTGCTGAAAGCCGTGTCATAGCTTTGGATGACGTAGGAGTACTCAGGAACATACTCTGCCTCCCACTCATTCCACCACTCGCGCTTGACGATAGATCCCTCTTCTGCGGTGGGATCTTGCATCCACTGAGAATTCCACTTGCTTATCGGCAAGCTTGCTTTTACTGAAAGCAGCTCTTCCTTCTGCCAAAACTCAGGCCAAAGGGGTGTCTCTGACTCCGGCATAATCGCTGGGAACTCCACTAAATCCCATTGATCTGCGTAATCATCAGCCTGCTTGCGAAGTACCTTGCCTACCAGATCTTTCGTGCTCCAGCGGGTCATTACGATGACAATGATCCCGCCAGGCTGCAGCCGCTGCCGTGGCCCAGAGGTGTACCATTCGTAAACGGAATCCATCGCGGTGGGGCTCAGAGCGTCTTGCTCTGACACTGGATCGTCGATAATGAGAAGGTCGGCACCGCGGCCAGTGATCGCGCCTCCCACCCCGGCATAGAAAGATTCGCCGCCTTGATTGGTGGTCCAGCGACCGGCTGACTTATTATCTGCCTGCAGTTTAAGTTTGGGGAAAACCTGTTGATATTCGTTACTGTCAATGATGTTTCTAACTCGCCGGCCAAAGCGAACCGCCAGCTCTGCGGTGTGTGTGGTCTGTATAATTTTTAGATCTCCCCGTAGCCCCATCATCCAGGCGGGAAAAAAAGTGGACGCAAACTCACTTTTTGTGTGACGCGGAGGTAGACACACAATCAGACGCTTGAGCTTACCTGCTGCGATCTTATTAAACTTTTCCCCAATGATGCGGTGATGCCGGCCCTCAATGAAGCCGGGCCACTGACTCTTCACAAACGCAATGAAGTCTTTCTGGCATTCTTCTTGTTTTTCTAGGGATTTATAGCGATCGAGAAGCGCCAGAGCCTCCTGTTTGTCCTGATCGCTCAGAATGTCGAAGTCTTTTAAAGCGAGGTTAGACATCCTGCCAATCAAGCCCTTGGAATAGGAGACCCTCTGCTTTGCGGCGCCTGGTGAGCCCGGCTAGAACCTCGCCATTGCTGCGGTTCCAACGGGCCATTTGTGCGGGCACGTCATCATATTGGCCCGCGTTAAGGCGTGAAAGTAAAGTGCTTTCTTTGAGGTTCGTCGGCCCTAGATTGAAGGTCCAGGCGACTAGGGCGTCAAATTGGTCTTGATTGAGGCTGGTAGTAACGAGTTGATCTACATATTTTTCAAAATGTTTGAGGTCTTCTAGCAGCAGATATTCTGCCTTATCCTTCGAGATCTCATCACCTTCTCGCACACCGCGAGTGTGGCCGTAACCTATGGTCCAAACGTCCGCGCTGCATTGGTACGCTTTCAGCTCGCACCCCTCAAACTTTTTGATGAGTGCTACACCTTGACTGCCTGTCCTCATTCTTTCTTACCTGATCCCAAAAACAGCCCGAAGCTACCTGTCAAACACCCCGTCATCGTTGCAACGAGAGAGGTTTGTTGTGTGGTCGGGGTCTCTAGACCCATGTACCACTCGACTACGCGGTAGGTGAATAGAAGGACACAGACCATCACTAGACGCGGAATAAGTCTCCACCGATCTAATGTCTCAGGCGACATCTTTTTTTTCTTTGCTGCCCCAATAAACGATTACAAAAGCGTTGCAGACAGAACACGATAGATTGGTGACCATCGCGTGTTCTTCATCCTCTTCATTAGTGGATTCATCTCCGCCCACAATCAGCTCACTCTGGCATGCGTAGCATTTCATTTCCCGACCCCCTTGACTCGTTCCCATGAACGAGCGCCACCCAGACCGAGCATGCCAAGGAGAAGCGGCATCATCACGCCAGCGTCCGCTTGAGGTATATCCACTCCAAATCCTGCGGCGATGGGAGAAATCAAAAAGTTGACCATTAGCCCAAGAACAGTCGTGTATCCGGCTAACGGACGCCAACTTGATTGGAACCAGTTCCCCTTGGCATCGAGCTTCAGTACCTCAATCTGCTCGAGCGCGATTTCCTGAGCATGTCGTTCTGACATGGTGGCAATCTCGTGGGCGAGCTTCGCCTTCTCATCCGCGTCTGGAATAAACTTGTCAAGCAGGCTTGTGACCGGGCCGATCAATGCTTGGAGCATCAGTCATCCTCCTTTACGAAACGCCCTTTCTTATCGCGCTTACGTCTTTTTGAGAACAGATCTTGGACGGTGTCTGTCTCCCAGATTCTGATGGCGGTCCACACAACCGTCAGCAGCGCAGCGAGCGCTGGCAAGAGACCGGCGATCGTTCCTACCATAGTAGCCACCGAAAACGTGTCAACTACCTGCTTCATATCCTCACCCATTTTAACGTCCCTTATCTGCGAGCGGCGTCATGTCACACCCGATAGTATGGTTTTCTAATCGATAAAATTGCTTTCGATCGCTCAAGATCTCGCTGTATCGCGCGCTCACAGTGCAGCTTCGTGCGCGGACTAAACAGCAAATTCAGCAACTTACGCAGAGCGTTCCAAAAGGGAAGGTGTTTATTTCTGCCGGCTCTCGAGGCCAGAGTTTGTCCCGGCATCCCTCCAAAGAGTGTGCTCAAGAACTGACTACAGGCGTCACTAACGTCCCAGGCGAAGGCTAAAATAATTTGCAATTTACTCTTTGCGCGCTTAGCAACCGCCAAAGATCTATCAATCACTCTCTTTTCTTCTGGCGTAAATTCAATGATCACTCCCTGCATGACCTTTCCCTCTATTTAATTGACTTGATGATAAAGATAATTAAATACACTGCAAGACCTAATAACGGCACAAGCATCATCATTTTTTTTACGAAGTCCGCGCGCTCTGCAGCGGCATAAACCTCTGCCTGGCGCCGCTGCTTTACCTCTTCAACCAGAGCGCGATATTCCTGTAAGCCCTCTTTGCCATACGCTAGGTTAATGTACTGCAGGACTTCCTTGCGCTGAGCCTCCAACTTCTTGCGTAACGCGAAAATTTTCGCCGCCTCTCCAGAGGCAGACTCGCTGAAAGTTACGGTCTTGAATGGATTGAGGCTTTTTTTCTGCTCTCGTTTTACAGACCAAGCGAAATCGCTTATGTGCCCCTGCCACCGCGCGACTACCATCATGGTGTCTTCTACGGACTTGCCAGCCTCTATGAATTTTTTGACCCCGGTAAAAGCGCTCGTCGCCAGGCTGGCGGCAGTGATGGGATCGATCACTCTGCCACCTCCCGATAGACATACGGAGGACAGCGCTGCCAGTGGACATAGGGGATGTGATATCGGAAGCGCTCTTCCGACTCCTGATGGTATTTTTTATAGACGCAAAGCCGATACCCCGCCAACTGGTAGGTGCCCGGCACATAACTGTAAACCCATGTGTCCATAACAAGTACCAGCCAAATGGCGTTCACTCAGCATTGTTGCCTCTCCCTGTAAGTTTTCTATCAGGCGCTAGGATCAACCCAATCGGGATTTGCAACCCACTTAGGGTCCGCTGCAGGATCGTAAGTGTAGCGGTTCCCAGACCAATTTTCTGGAGCATCCGTCACGCTTTCGGTCAAAGTGGCATTGCTGGAGTTCAGATCGGCAATGTAAAAATCTGGTGATGATGGATCGCCAACGGTAATCTTGTCAGATGCCATAGCCACCGCCTTACTGTCTTCAAACAAGTACTTAGACAGCTTGGTTGAGTTTTCGGTGATCGTTTTCATGATTTATCCCTTCACTAATATCTCTGTTGCTGAAACTGCAGTGCCTGCCGTTACGGATGGCGAGGCCGCTGTAGTACCTATTGTGCCATCAGTCTGCACAAAGTACGTTTGTCCTGCCGTCAAGCCGGTCTGTTTGTCGTTGACCGCGCCCCCTAGCTGAATTGTTGCCAAGCCGTTATCGGTGCAGTCATTTTCCGCAAAGCCGATAAAGTTTTCAGAGGTCAAGTTGGTAGGGGTGCTGGCGTTTTGGAAAATAACGCCAGTGCCGTAGTTTGAATTGCCTTGGTCATAAAACATGATCGGAATCACATTACTGTTGCTGTCAAAGGTCGCCGCCATATATTGCACGGTGTCAGACTCAAACACTGTTGCGGTGCCTTTTGATATAGATGTTCCGCTCACTGTCATAGGGACAGCAGTGCCATAAGCACTATTACCTTCGTCCCGATATACCACCACGACTTTGTTCGCCCCACTATCAAAGGTACAGCTTAACTCTCGCGACTCGTTGCTACTAAATACTGCGGGACTTCCAAATGTAATATCCGTTGAGCTTACGGTGCCAACGATACAGTTTGATGTGGTTCCGTATTCGTAGGCTATGACCACTTTTCCTGCATTACTGTCAAAAGTAATAGCAAGATTTTCTGTTATCGCCGTGGTTTCAAAAGTCGCAACGGTTCCAAAGCTCACAGACGTAGAACTGATTGTGGCGACAACAGCCTTGCCTCTATAAACATGGTCAGAGTCCATAAATGCAATAACGACTTTGTTGTTCGTGCTATCGAAAGTCGCTCTGCAATGCTGTGTTTTACCCGTTTCAAAGACAGCCGCCGAGCCAAAAGATACGCTCGTTCCAGAAATCGTTGCTACAATCGCAGTTCCTTGATCTGAGTTACCGTTGTCTCTGTAAGCAATCAACGCTCTGCCTGCATTGCTGTCGAAGGCGCAGGCGGGGCTGAGAGTGGTCGCGCTTTCAAAAACTGCAGGCGTACCAAAACTGATACTATCGCCCGAAACCGTGCCAACAATTGCAGTGCCATAACTGCTGTTTCCAGAATCTCGATATGCTATGAGAACTTTGTTATTTGTTGTGTCGAAAGTCGCCGCAACCTCTCCTCCTGTTTGTGCGCTTTCAAATACCACGGGCGTGCCAAAACTGATAGACGTACCGGAGGCTGTCCCAACAACTGCGGTGCCGTAGCCGCTATTCCCATAATCGCTGTAAGTAAACACGATTTTGTTTGAGTTAGAGTCAAAGGTAGCTGAGTTAGCTTGAAAGATGGCTTGAGAGCTAGTAAACACTACGGCACTGCCAACACCTTGGCTAATGCTAGACTGAGCAACTTGTGCCACATCACCATCGGCCTCAATAATGCACGGCTTACCCGCAGTGATCGCACCCTCTGCCGTCAACTGAACCGTGCTGGCTGGTAGATTAAGCTGTCTGCCTATGTAGCTCATATCAACCTTTCACTATCAGCTTAGTGGATGTAACAGCAGTGCCAGCGGTAACGCTGGGAGTGCCTGCTGACGTTGCTATCGTGCCGTCTGTCTGTACGAAGTATGTCTGACCGGGGGTTAGGCTAGACTGAGTGGTGCTAACACCGCCCTTGATAAGCACCGTAGCTGTTTCTGTGTCAGCCGCTGCGTACTCGGCAATGCCTATGTAGTTTTCGGAGGTTAAGTTAGGCGCATTGTGTGCGATCTGGAAAACATTTGCGCGGAATCTTCTGTTGTTGCTGTCGTAGGATTTGTATCCCACCGCCAGGCTAGTCAGATTGCTGTCATAGACCAGAGAAACCCAGTTATAAACAGGGCTGCCGCTATCTGCGGAGTCAACAGTAAAAGGTGTGGCAAAGCTAATCCCGGTGCCTGATACCGTCCCGACCGCTGCCTCTAAATCATCTGTCCCTGTCGCATTACGATTAGCCACAACAACTCTCTCACCCGCTAAATGGTATTGAACAGAGGGGTACGCACAATCACCCGAGTTAGCAGTTGCCACCGACCCAAAACTCACGCTTGTGTCTGAGATCGTAGCCATAGCAAATTTGCACTTGTTGCTATCTGAGTTGTCAATGAAGCCAATCGCTACTTGATTTGTATTGGGATCAAAGGCTGATGACACAGACCTTGAGTCGCTAGTGTAAAGTGCATTGGTTCCGTTGAACTGTGCCGGTGTTCCAAAGCTAATACTTGTGGAGGAGATCGTGCCTACAGCAGAATATCCGTAGTTGCTATCGCCGTGATAACTGATCAGCACTTTGTCCGCGTTACTGTCGTATGTGACTGCCGAAAACTCAAATTTATTGTTGCTGTTCATAATCGCAGTCGCAGAACCAAAACTGATACTTGTCCCCGAAATCGCGCCCACAATACCGTGACCATAACCACTTGTCCCACGATAAACTATGACCACGTTACTGCCATCCGCAGAATCCATAGCCATGTAGCGGGAATCTGCTGACTTAAAAACGACAGGGGTGCCAAAGCTGATAGAGTCACCACTTACGGTGCCCACAACAGCGGTTCCGTAGCCCGAATTGTCACCATCCCTGTAGGCGGCGACTACTTTGCCAGTGGACGAATTGAATGTGACTCTCAAATACTCTGGTGCGGTGTCAAAGGCGACCGGAGTACCAAAGCTGATACTTGTCCCCGAAATCGTGCCAATGATGGCCTCTGGAGCATCTGCATTTTCATCATCGTAAACGAAAACCACTTTGTTGTTTGTGCTATCAAAAGTGCCGTCAATATACTCGGCTATGTTAGTTTGCGGCTCCACATAGGAGCCAATAGCCTGAGCGACAGACACTTGTTTCACTTCAGAAACATCCCCATCAGCCTCAACAATCAAGGGCTTACCCGCAGTAATCGAACCGCTGGCCTTGGCCTTGAACCGTCTTGGTAAGCTGTCTCCTATAGTCTTCATTCTTTCACCACCAATTCCGTGGCTGATATAGCCGTGCCAGCCAGAACAGAAGGATCGTCTGCTGTGGTTGCTAATGTGCCATCAGTCTGAACGAAGTATTGCTGGCCTGCTGTCAGGCTGGTTTGATTGCGATCTATGCACCCCACCACCGCTACAGTGGCGTCTTGTGCGTCTGTGTAGGCTTGATCTGAAATCCCAATGTAGTTTTCTGAGGTTAGGTTTGTGCTAGTGGGGC